CTTAATAACATCCTCTAATAAGTAACCCTTTTCTTGGCTATTCACTATCTCTCCTGAGAGTAAAGTTCGTATATTATTTTTCGTATCCTCAGAAATTTCCTCAGAAAAAGAATTCAAATCAATTCCGAAATTTTTGTTAATTTTATCTTTCCATTTTTTTAAGGACAGGACTAAATCTTCAAGATAACTTTCTGAAGCCATTTAGGTCACCTATCTTCTGAAAATGTGATGTTCTTACGATTACCAAATCCATGATTACAAAATCAGACTCTATGTACTCATTGCACTCCTCGCAAAAGAACCTTCCTTCTATAGTTTTTTCCAATGTATGCCCTTCCCAATCAATATACCTTTCTCTAAATCTGATAGCTCCTTCTTCTTTCAATGAAGATAAAGCAGAAAGTAAATAAAACTCTCTATTTTTAAATGGTGAATTTTCTCCTAATGCTTCTTTTAAATTTCTCCATTTTACAGATGGATTAGGATGATTTTTTAGAAAACTTATCACATCTTTTAAAGCTTTTTGATAAAGTTCCTTGTTAAACATTCTGCGACCTTAAAAATTGCTTAAGCTCTTGGATTACATAAGATAACACTTTTTCTGGTGGATTTCCTTTAAAATTAATTCCTCCTGAAGCCGTAACTGTAAATTTAAAATTATAGTCATCTATATTTAATATCAATTCTCCTTTATCCACTCCTTTTGAAGCATCCTTGATTACCTCTTTTAAATGCTTATTTTCTTCTTCCTCAAAACTATCAATACCGCTTTCCTCGAATTTTAGCGTAGCTTCTTCTGTTTTGCTTCCTTCTACCGGAGCTTTAATTTTTCTATATTTTGCTCCTAATTTTTTCCTAAACTTCTCAACATCTATCTTTGTTTCTGAAACTTCAAACCTCGTATATGGATTCTTTTTCTCTTTCTCAGTTTTTGAAATTTTAATAAGTCTTAAAATCTGAAACCCCTCTTCTTCTTCGAAAGATTTCAAAGATAAAATCATATTTTTTATTGCATCAAACTCTCCTCGTATTTCTATAAAGTTATCTCCTTTATTTATAATAGAGATCTCTTTTTTCTCTATTCTTTTGTTTCCTTCAATATCTTCAGAACCGCTTTCTTTTTTAGCAACATAAACGAACACTCTCTGAGGCAAGAATACGTTTACAACTTTACCATTTATATTGATTTCTCCCTGATTAGAATCAAATTTTATTTGTGCCAAGTTGTAAAAAGAATATGCATTAAAATTAAACTCAGTATGTTCTTTTAAAAAGTTGAATAAATTTTCTATTCTTTCTACTTGGAATACATAAATAGACGAGCTTGTACTAAAACCATAACTTTGTATGAATTGATAGAAAGTTTTTAGATTTTCTTCTGCAACTTCGGGAAATAAATAGTAACCATCTTTCCTCTCTAAATTCTTTTGGTAAAAAGATATTACTCTATCTATTTTTTCTGCTTTTGTCCTTTTCTTTGTTATATCAGATACATTTATATTCTCCAAAAAAGTATCTATGTGTTCTTCATCAATTCTTTTCAATTTGTATTTTAGAGCACTACTTCTATAAAATCCTTTCATGACACCCTCCCAAAATAAGTTTATATAACCTTCCTACAAAACGGGTCTAAATACCCTTTATAAGTTCTGCATTGCTCTATAAACCAAGTTTCTAAATCCTTGTTCTTTTTTACTACCTGAAGATTATTCATAATAATTGCATGAATAACTCTTCCATTTGGGTCTTTTTGATATACTCCTAAAACTTGATGAGGAAAATACTGCAGTCTGAAAATAAATTTATCTCCATTGTAAACATCTATGTAGAACCAATTAAGCTGATTTGAAAGCTTTGAAATTTCTTGAGTTAAATTTTTGAAGCCTAATGCATAGTCCATGAATGTTGCTTTCTCAAAGAAATGTATCTCTATTACTTTAAAATTATCCTCAGAACTTTTAATATTTACTTTCTCAGCGGATACCATATAAGGATGTTGTTGTAAAATCTGTAGAACTTCCTCAAATTTCTTGTTCTTTATTTTTTTAGTTTTTTCTATAGTAACCTTTGGTTCTTCTTTTTTCTCTGGAGTTAAAGCATCAACTATGAACAAAGCAATAAATAATCCTATGGAAATGGAAACAGGAACTTTTTTTGGTTTTTTCTTGATAAAAGTAAAGGCAATGTATCCTATAGAGATAATGAAAAATAGGCTTAATAATCCTTGCAATATTTCCATAGCACTACCTTGCTTCTATTTTCCTAAAAATTGCAATGGGCGTAAATAATTCATGTTCAAATGGAATTACCATTTGTTTAATTCCTTCAAAAATCTGAGAAAACCCATTTAAAAAGGAATCAAAATCATAGTTTAACTTGGACGGCTTATAATCCTTTATCCCTATTAAATACACATTAGATATTGATTTTTCACCATATTTTAGGTAATAGGAGTTTAAAGAATCTTTTAAGTATTCTTCCTTTATTATTCCCACTAACCTTTGTTCTGAACTTGTCGTAAAAACAGCAAAGCTTTCAAAAGAAATTTTCTCTATAAAAGGTTTCAACAAGTCTATTACTTGAGACCACATTTCGATTTCATCTTTAGTAATTCCTAAAAACTTTGATATTCTTTCAATCTCTTTTCTTTTTTTTGAACCTGTCAATTTAAGGCTATTAACTTTATCTATAGTTTCAAAGAAGAATGAATACACGCTTTTTATAAGTTCCTTAGAAATTAAGGAAAAAGAACCGTATTCTATAAATAACCTTCCTTCCATAGCATCATTAAAGTTTCTTAGTGTAGATAAATCTACTTTCTCAAAAAGCTTTAATGCTATAATATCAAGTGGTTCCTTTTTTTCTTTTAACAGTTTGTTCATTTCATCTGTCGCGTTATATTCTGCATATGTCTTGAAAGCCCCAATGCTTACATTTATATTACTATCGCTTTTTGATTGTTCTACTGTTTCTACCTCTTTTAATAGTCCTTCAAAAAGCTGACTAAAATAAAAATGAATTCTATCTTTGTCTTCGTAAAGAAAATCATATAATTCTATATTTTCTTCCTTCTTTTGCAATTTTAAACCTCTCCTCAAATTCCTTTTGTTCTTTTTCTATTTTTTCTATTTTTTTTAAAACTTCCTCTGCTACTGGCTTAGTTTCTTCTGGAAAAACCTTAAGCCATTGTTTTATAATTTTGATTTTTTTATCCATAGTTAAATTCCTGCTGTCCAAAATGTCAATTATAATATTAAGGCAAAAATTTACATTTCGCTACTATAAAGTTTTCTATACAATTGAATAATTTATTACGTTTCTCCATACTTTTTATTCCTGCTACGGAGCAAGTTTATCCCACTTCCAATTCTTTATTTTTTCAAATTCTTCTTTTATTAGATCTAACTGATAAAGATATTCTTTGTTTTTTGAACAATAAGCATTAAAAATAGGTTTAGTATTTTTTATTTCTTCTATCCATTCTTTAGCTTTATTCCTGATTCGTCTTTTATTTTTGAGCTTTATGATAGAAACAAAATAATATAAAGAGCCCATATAACCAAAAAAGAAGAATACAAAGAAGAATAATTCACTTTCTAATGTAGGATACTTCATCCATTTATGCATATATGCCAAAGTAATGTATGTAAAAATAAATGAAGTTATCCATAAAGTTGCATGAAATTCTTTGATAAAGTTGCTTACTTCTTCTTTTAAATCCTGAAGTTTACCATTTATGTATTCTGTGAAGGCTTTTATATCGGATTCTGATGGTTGATTGAGAGCTTTAACAATCGGTGGCTTGTTGGATATGATAACTTGACTGTCCTTAATTTCCCTTATATCCATTTTTCTACCCCCTAAAAATTTTATTCTTATTTATTCTTTTTATATGTAATCTCATCAATCTTTTCAGCTTTTATTATTTGTGAGTTTTTTACATTATCTATTTTTACTTTCGATGTAATTTCTATTTCCTTTATTATTTCTGAAAGTATATTTGTAAACTCTTCAATGTCTCTTTTTTCATAGTAATCCTTTAAAATTTTCTCAACTACAGATGGAATCTTTTCTATACGATTAATAGCTTGTATCAATTTTTCAAAAGGTTCTATACTTACACCGCTTTTATCTTGATCTTTTACCCACATCTCCCCTTCCCCGGTCTTTAACCAATCAAGATTTACTCCAAATGTCTGGGATATGAGACGAAGGGTGCTTTCGTCAGGGGTTCTCTGCTCATACTCCCAATTTTGAACAGCTCTTAAGCTTTTACCTATCTTTTCAGCAAATTCTCTTTGAGACAACCCTAACATTTTTCTAAGCTGTTTTATTCTCTGTCCTATATTTTCCATATTTTCGGTTCATTTTGGGGAAATTTTTACCAAGTAAGAAATTCCCCACTTAGCTTTAATCATTTGTATCATTTTTTACCCTGGTAAATTTTGATACCTATTCATATTTGGCTTACTAATTCGGTGTTGCAATTTTTAGCTAACTAATTTTTGCAACACATTTTTATTTGTAAAATGTTCCATTTTTTAGCTAAATAAATTTTGGAACACTATTCATATAACCTATGCTCGTGTTCCATTTCTTCCCTCGGTAAATTTTGGGACACTTCAATTTCATATTCCTAAAGTGTCTAAATTTTTACTCGGTAATTTTTTATACACATATTCTTAAATTTGTAACCACACTCAAATACACCCAAAGGGTTGACATCTACACCCATTGAGTATATACTTATACTCAACCACATACATAGGAGGCACATATATGCCAACCACAGTTAATATTAAACAACAGATAAAAAAGTTCGGCAAGATAAATTTCATCAAGGGAGAACTACTCAAAAGAGGTCTTACTCTCAAACAGTTTGCTGAAATTCTCGGAGTATCAGAAAGCTTCTTATATCAGATGCTTCATAAAGACGCCAAGTCTCGCAGAGTAGCTAAGGAAATTGAAAAATTTTTAGAAGTCCCAGAAGGTTCGCTTTTTCCTTATGTCCTGGAGTCTGTGGAAAATTCCAGAGAAAAGTCTGAGGAGAAATAAAGATGGATTTTGGAATACTTCTAATTGTGATACTTCTCTTGGCTATGATAGCAGAAGATTTAATTAGAGCCTTTAAATGCAAAGATTAATAAAAGGAGGTAACAAGTAATGGCACACGCTAATTTTGGATGGGTTTACAAAAAATTTATCAAGAGGGTAAATCCTCTAATCTTCCAGGTAAGAGCTGGTATCTCTCACAAAACAGTTTACAGCTGGGCTCAAGATGCAGATAACCCTTACTACCGCCGAGATCCTCTCTCAAAAGCTGTAGATATCCTGGATATTCTCAAAGACGAAACACCAGAGCTTTTTCAACAGGTTCTACAAGAGCTTCTCAGAAGATACGGCTATGTTCCTGTCAAGCAAGATAACCCATCTGCTGAGGATGTAAAACTCTCCAGACTTATGAAAGAGCTTAACGATGTTCCTCTTACGGAAGTAAACATTATGGAAGACGGAAGGATAACAAAAGAGGAACTGCTTCAATTACTAAACGAAATTGATGAAGCTCTTGCAATCCTCAATGAAAAAAGAGCAATTGTTAGGCAGAAGGTGTTAAGCCTCAAGGAAGAGTATTAAGGAGGAGAAATAATGGAAGAAATCTTACAAAACGGCTTTTCTTTAATAGCTGCGGCTATTTTTGCTACGGGAATAACCCTAATACTCCTTTTACTCATACATTTTGGGATTTTGAACAGAACATTACATCAGATAAAAGAAACCCTTGGAAATATAAGCGAAAATCTTAACTCCCAAAGCAAGAAACAACAAGAAACACATAAAGGAAAGGAGAAGCAAAATGGTTGAGTTTATAAAGGTTCTTTTTTCTTCAATATATATTATCAAGAATGCAAGGACAGATAGATATAGAAAGTCTATATTTCCTTTTTCCACAAGTAAAACCAATAAATCTTTTAACAGGTCTTCCATACCTATTATCTATACCCTCATTTACACCAAAAAGTTAGGACAGGTTAGACATAATTTCTCAAAAACTTTCAGCTTAAGTGAACGATTAGAACGAATTTCAGGAGGAACAAAATGAGAGAAAAAGTAGAAAAGTTAACCTTAAAAAATAGAAGACCCGATGTTTATAAGCTTTTAACACAGCTTGGCTGCAGACAAAAGTATGTTGATGAATTTTATCTGGAAGATTTAATCATTGACCAGGGGATATACCCAAGAGAAAGCACAGACTGGGAAAGGGTTAAGCTGTATTCAGAACAGCTTGAAGAAGGAGATATATTCCCACCTATTCTTGTGGTAGAAAGAGAAAGTGATTTTAAAAAGATTATTCTTGACGGAAATCACAGGTTTTATGCAAATAAGGAACTTGGAAGTGAAAAAATATACGCTGAAATCTGGGAAGTTCCAGAAGGTCTCTATCCAGTAGTCGCACAGGCAGTAAACACAGAAGAAAAAGAAATAGATACTCCTCTAACCCAAACAGAAAAGAAAAAAGCCATCTTAAGAGACTGGGAAATACTAACCCAATACGACAAAAGAACCAGAAAAGAAATAATCGCAAAAGTGTTAAAAACTTCTGTTGCTTATGTAGAAAAGGTTCTTTCGGAAGCAGGACTTATAAAAAGTGAAAAGGAAGAGCTTAAGAAAAAGGCTAACGAGTTAAAAGAACAAGGATATACTGTTTCACAGATAGCAGAGATATTAAACAAAGATAAATCTACTATATCAAGATGGTTAAATGTTGCAAAAGTTACCGAGGAAAAAAATGCAACAGACACTTCAGAACCCGATTGGTCAGACTGGAACGAATATCAACCCGAAGAAGCACAGGAGCAGGATACAGAAGAACGCCAGGAAAAACCAAAGAAAAAAACCAAGAAAGACAAGCCATCAGAATATCTGACCCCAACTCAGCTTCTTGAAAGACGGAAAAACGATATATGGGACATAGTTATAGAAATACAGTTTCACTTTGGAACAGATACAGCTGTAGAAATCCTTGAAGAGATTTACTTTGCCTTTAAAGAAGAGACCTATAAAGATATGGAGATTTACAAAGACAGAAAAGCATTATTTGAATACAACAGGAGATAATGGCTATGCGCAAAAACACTAAGGCAAAGGCAAAAGTAATTCGGCTTTACTCTCAAGGCTTTTCAATAAGACAGATAGCAGATATCACAGGAATAAGCAAATCAACAGTTCACAGAATTGTAAATGGAGAGGTAGGAAAAGAAAGAAAAAGAGGAGAGAAGAACCTGCAGATTTATAAGTCTATGTCGGAAAAACTCAAAAGCAAGCTAAAGACCTTGCTTACTCTAAGAACCGAAGAAAAAGGCATAAGCAGACCTCTGTCTAACTCTCAAATCTACGAAATGATAAAACTTGACTTGTTTGAGGAAAACATAAACCTGAAGAAAAAAGCATTTTACAGCTTTCTTGACTACTTCATAATCAGAGAGTTTGGTTCTCAGGAGAAACTGGAAAAGCAAAGAAGGCTCAAAAAAGAAATCTCAAAGTTTGTCCAGTCTAAAGGAACTGTTAAGAGAGAAGTTGCTCTGTGGGAAATAGATGCCACGGGCTATGAGTGGGAAGGTAAAAATTACTCAATTATGCAGGTTATTGATACATTCACAGGCTATGTATTCCCGGCAATGATTGTTGAAAACAAAGAGAAAAACGCAAAACATTACAACAAAGCCTTTAACTCACTTGATGTTGCTTACTACCTGATGACGCTTTTTATCCAGTACGGAGTTCCAAAAGCCATCAAGTCTGACAATGAAAAAATCATCAAAAACGATTACATCATAAATGCTTTAAAAGAGCTTGGCGTTGAATACAGAAATACAAAATCCTATAACCCATCTTCAAAAATCATAGAAAGATTTTTCAGAAGCCTAAAAGACACAGCAAGAACTATTAGAGCATCAGGCTTTGAGGGAACCATTGAAGATTTATGGCATCTATCTATAGAGCATTTCAATAAAGAATCTCATAACTTCAAACACATTCAGGGAGCATTCTCACCACTGGAGCTGGTCAACTCATACGGGCTTGAAACAAGGCAGGTAGATGAAGAAACCATCAGAATGGCATTTGCTCAAAAATTTGAAAGAAAAGTGATTAATAACCAGATAAAGATAGACAACCTCATCTATGAATTTATCTATCACAAGACAGAAAACCAGCTGGGCAGAAAAAGAAAAAATCTGCCAGTTCTCTGTTTAAGAGACATTGAAAACATAACAAAGCTGTTTGTTTATCACGCAGAAACTGGAGAGTATTTAGGAACTGCTAATCTCATCAGCCAGCCAGCAGACCTTGAGACAATCAAAGACAAACAAATCAAGCAAAAACAAAAACGCATCCAGAAGAGAATACAGAAGCTGGAAGAAGATAAAGCTATGCTTGAGGTGGAAGCTCTGCAAGAAGATCCATATAAACCAGATATAAACCTTGAGGAGATACAGCTTGAAAATTTACCTGTAGAACAACAGATAGATGAAGAGGAACCAAACATCTTAGAACAACTCTTAGCAGAGGAGGACTAAAATGCAAGTAAAGACACACGCTTATGAAGAACTTGAAAAAGTAGTATTGCTTATGAGAAAGACAATCAAAGATGACAAGCAAGGTATTGCCATAGTCTCTGCAAATTACGGTGTTGGCAAAACCCAAGCCGCAAAAATGCTCACCAAGCATCACCATGATGTTTTTTACATGAAAATTTCCCAAACACTTGATACACCTTCTAAGTTTACAAGGGAACTTGCAAGAGTTTTAGGTTCAGCTATTTCAAGAAGCTACCAGGAAACACTTGAGTTTTTGGCTACATATCTTGAGGCAACACAGCAGTATCCAATTGTGATTTTAGACGAAGCTCAAAGATTGCTAACAAAAAGAGTCTTAATGGGAGAAATAAAGGATGTATTTGAAGAATTTCCAATCAGATTTGTTCTTCTTGGAGACCTTGACCTGCTGAAACACATTACGAAATATCCAGCACTGAATAAACGTGTAATAATCAGAAAATCCCTTGATTCTCTATCGGAAAAAACGGTCAATCAACTTGCAGCTGCATACAAAATCAAAACAGATGAAAACCTGCTCAAAATCGCAAAACAAAGAGGCTGGACAACAATAGAGATAGATAGGCTTCTTTATTACGCAAAAGGTATGAAACTAAACCAGCTTTCAGAAAAAGAAATCAAAAAACTTATAAAGGCAGTAGAGGTTTCATTATGAAAAATGTCATCTGGTCATTTATGGTCAAAAGAAAAGTTTTTACAGCAAAAGATGTGGTCAAGGATCTGGAAGGAACAAAGTATAAACATCTTGGAAAAGCATTTATAAGAAACAAAGTGAAAGACTTCATAAAGCAACAGCTCTATAAGGCAACAATTACTGCAGTATCAGAAGGTATATTTGCTCTTAGAGAATATGCTACAGATTGGGAGAAGTATATAGAAAAGAAAAAGTGTGCTGTATGCAATAGAGAATATGTTCCATTTGAAGAAAAACAGATGTTCTGCTCAAATGCATGCAAGAAAGAGTATTACAAACTGTATCACCAAAGCCGCAGACACCGTGGAAAAACAGGTAGAAAGTTCCAGAAATGGCAGAAATGGGAAGAACAAAAGTTAATTGAAGTTTTCAAATCTGATAATTATCGCTATAGCAGACAAAAGGCTGCTCAGCTTTCAAAAGAACTTGGAAGAAGTGAGGAAGCAATCAAGGAAAGGCTAAAAATCATTAGAAGAAGACTAAAAGGAGTAACACTATGAGACACGAAACAATTTTGAAAAAACTCATAGAGATTAGAGATACTCGCTCTGGAAAGCAGGCAAGAGAAAAATTAGACAAACTCATCAAAGGACTGCAAGTCTATCTTGAAGAAAAACAAAAAGACAAGGTTGATATCAGACATCTTATGGGCTGGTATTTACAGCTTTGGAATAATGACCCACCGGAAAAACTTATGAGCGTGAAATATCAGGCAATTATCGGAAAACATCTAAAAGAGCTTGTAAAAATCTATCAGCAAAATGGGGAAACTACAGACCAGTTAAAAAGCGATTATGAACATTTCAAGAAAACACAAAGAAAAGGAGCAAAAGGAATAACTCAGTTTAGAGCTCTGCTCCCGGCTATAAAGAAAGCACAAAACCAGGAAAGGAGAAAATGGACATCGCCAGAAAACGAGCGAGGGCTTGACTTCTACATTAATGCTGCAGAGCAAGAAGAAGAAGACCTTAGCATTCCAAATGTCTCAGATGATGATGAAGATGTTCCAAACTTTTAGGAGGGTTTGAGGATGTTGATGGCAAAAAGTGTAGAAGAAGCTATAAAGAAAGTAAATGGAGAGCGTCTTTGTTTTGAAGGTGATACATACTACTGGATAGCAAAACCAGAAGGAATTGTAAAAGTTCTTAAACCTCTACCGCCACATCAGATAAAAGAAAAACTTCTTCAAGGAAACTTCCCAGAAAAATATATAAATATAGTGTTCCAGAAAGAAAAAAGAAAAACAAAAGCCCTTGAGGAAACCCTCAAGAGCAAAAAGGGATTAATACTGTCAGGAAATGCTGGAATAGGAAAAACATTTGCCTGCATATATAAAACAGCGAAACTTCTACAGGAATACAAAGTAAATGCACCAGCATATATATCATTGCAGAACTTTGATATCAATGAAACCAGAAAAATATACAAAGAGTTTGACTGCTATTTGATAGATGATTTCAATCCAAATCTGAATGAATATGAAAGAAAATTTGCAACAGAAATAATCTACTATGCATACAACACGGACAAACTACTTTTTATCACTACAAACGCAAGCTTTAAAGACCTTGCAAACTTTATCGCAGAAGAACCAGTAATATCAAGGCTGCTTGAAATGTGTGAGATTAAGCAAATCAAGGATAAAGACTTAAGGATAAAAAGGAGGTGAAGACAAATGGAAGAACTTGCAGGAGCAGTAGCTTTTTCTGCCTTTATTTTTGCAGGTGCATGGATACTTGTAGAAATGATAAGAAACTCATAGGAGGTGAAGACATGACTTACAAAGAACTAAAGATTCAGGTTTCCAAAAACGCACAGGTTCCTGTTGAAGTGGCAGACAAGGTAGTTGAAGAAGTATTTCATACCTTAAAGAGTGTAATGCTCCGGGGAGATAGACTTCAGGTTCCGGGTTTTGGCGTGTTCTATACAAAGATACGAAGTTCCCGTAAAGTAAAAACTCACGGAGAAATAAAACAGCTTCCATCTAAAAGAGTCCCTGTGTTTGCTCCAGCAAAAGCATTAAAGAAAGAAATTGAATCAAATACTTTTTAAGGAGAATTAAGATGAATGTTTTCAATCCCTTTATTAGTAGAAAAACTCTTTAAGTAGGAGGTGTAACATGAGAAACATCGTTTTAGACTTCGGTATTTCAAGAGTTCATTTTGACAGCAGATTTTATGAGATCCAGGAATCAGGGAGTTTCGTAACGGTCATCTGCAGGTCAACTGGCAAAACCTGGAGACATTATTTCACAAAAAAGACAGCCAATAGACAAGAGGTTCGCTACTGGATAAAAAGAGAAGAACCCCCAAAGATGAGGATCCTTCTCAAAAAACAAGTAAAGACACACGCTAACTAAATGATAAAAACAATAGAGGAGATTTGCAAGATGGAGCTCAACCAGTTTGAAAAGAAAAGAAAAAAGATAGACATATCAGATACCAAGATTGAAGAGGTGTTTTCAGAGCTTGAGGAACTACTCCGTTATCCAGAAAAGATACTCGTGAAAGTCAGAAGCATAGAGGGGCTTCTTGGACAGCCCCTTTCTTCTATAGCAGACAAAAGCATCAAAAACATTGAAAGAAACCTGAACCGTATAAGAGATGAAATTTTAAAAAAGCTGGAGGAGTAACGAATGCTATCAAAAATTTTTCCATGGCTTAAGAAAAAATCCCCTAAAGAACAGTCTCAGGTTAAAACTATTTCTATAGATGAAGCAATGAACAAATTTTTTGGAAATATAATTGGTGAATATGAGCTATTTGAGTTTAACAGATATCCAGTAGCAGCTGTATGCAGAGTTTATAAGCAGTCTGGAGAGTACATAATTGAAATACTCCTAATTGCTAACGAACCTTTCAGTCAACATACTGCCGATGAAATAGTTGACCAGGTTTCTCACACCATTGCTTCCTCTTATGCAATCAAGGAACAAAAAGCAATCCTTTGGAAAACCCATGTAAAAGCTGTTAAGGGAACTTTAAATAAGGGGGCAAAGCAATTATGAGATTAGAGGACATAAAGTTTAGAGGCATCCCAGTAAAAGCAAAAGAATATGACTTTATAGAAGGAGATCTAATCAGAACAGCCGAAGGTAGATATTTCATATTCCCAGAAGGCTTTGAACTTGGATTAACCAATATTGTAGATGGAATAGCTGTTTACAGTGGATTTGGATTGTTGATTGAAGTTAGACCAGAAACGATTGGTCAATTTACAGGCTATTATGACGCAAACAGTAAACCAATATATGAAGGTGACTTAATAGTATCAGCTATTATGAAAGAGTCCCCAATTTATCAGGTAATATGGAGTAGAAATTCTTGGAAAATAAAAGATACTTGTGAATGGGATTTTTCTACCGAGGCAGACCCGTCTGAAAACTATATCGTAGTAGGCAATATTTATCAGAATCCTGAACTGATTGGGAAGATATGGTATGGAAGCAACAAAAAAACAACTTAACTACATTTTATCTTTACTTCAAAAACTTCCACCAGAGAAAGTTGTAAAGATAACAAACGAATACGATTTAAACAATTTAACAAAAAAGCAAGCAAGCAAACTTATACAAAAACTACTGGAGGAGCAAAATGAGTTTTCACATTAGTTATGGATGTGATTTTTGTTCATTTTCAACTTGCCATCCAACAAGAGTAATAATTGATGGAAAAGAAGAAATAGCTTGTCCAGATTGTTGGGAAGAGCTAAAAAAAGAGTATAGTATCAAAAAGGTTTTTCAAAAAGATGGTGTCAAGATAAAAGTATTATCAAAAAAAACAAGGAGGTAATATAGCCATGGAAACAAAAACATTAGCACCACCAACAGCATTAATGGGAAATGTTGATTATGATAAACTTATGCAGCAAGCTGGTCAGCTTATACTTAGAGACAGAGAAGGGAAACCTTACACAAATGAACAGAGGGCATTAATAGTTTTGGCGGCACAGCAGCTTGGACTCAATCCAATATTGGGTCACTTAACAATTATTCAAGACAGGCTTTATATAACTAACGCTGGACTATTACATATAGCCCACAATTCTGGAAAACTTCAGGGGATAAAAACCAGACCTGCTACAGAAGAAGAGAGAAAAGCTTACTTCTTAGGGAATAACCCAAAAGATATACATCTATGGAGAGCAGAAGTTTATTTGAAAGGTCAGAAGGAGCCTTATATTGGATGGGGAAAAGCATCTACAAACGAAAAAAGTTGGGCAGTGAAATCTAATCCACAAGAAATGGCAGAAACCAGAGCTGTAAACAGAGCATTAAGAAAAGCTTTCAATGTGGCTGGATACACATCTGTTGAAGAAATTGACGAAGAACCTCAATTCATAAATGAGGAAGATGATGAAGAACCTATAACACAGGAACAAGTGAAAATACTACATGCTATTGCTAATCTAATCAGTAAGGATTTCTATGACCATGAGTTTAAAAACTGGCTAAGAGAGAAAACCGGAAAAGAAAGCTCCAAAGAATTAACGAAATCTGAAGCTTCAGATATAGCTGATAGGCTCCTCACAGTTCTTGAAGATAAATTAAAATTCCTTGCTGATGAAGCGGGTATAAACTACTACAAGTTACTAAATGATAAATACTCAATAGGTACTCTATCAGAAACAGATAATTACTACATCTGGAAAGAAGTAAGGGATTACATAGAGGAAGCTTATAAAAGAAAAGGTTTACTAAAATCTATTTTAGAAGTGGCACAGGAAAAGAACATATCCAATGAAGAAATTAAACAGATTATATTTAAAGAATTTGGGAAAGAAAGTTCAAAACAGTTAACGATTGACGAACTTGAACGACTATTAAATATAGTTGAAAATATTTCTTTTGAACCGTCTGACGAAGACGTTCCGTTCTAATCCCCCTTCCCCCTAAACTCCCCCCTTGCCCCCTGCAATAGGGGGCTTTTTTGTCCAACCTGTCCTAACATAGATCATCCCTAAAGGTTATCTTGTTATCAAAACAAATCAGTGAGGTAAAAACATGGAGCTTGATATCCAGTATCAAGGACAAACTTTCACCTTTAGATTTTCTACACCTTCAGAAAAAGACATTAACGCATTTATAGAACTCAATAGAAAAGGAAAGACAGAAAAAGCATCAAAGGTTCTTGTTTTTTCAGCTGTTGACCCACGAGACAGAACAAAACTAAAAGACTCTCCAGAACTTGTTAGGGATAGAGTTGCTGTAATAATAGGTCAGCATTTAGGTCTAACAGAAGAAGATCCTTATATAGAAGATGAAAAACTTTATGTTCCTGTTTATGACCCTGAACTTGAAATAGAGATGTTTGAAGAATTTACACTAAAAAGCTTTAACTATGAAAAGACAAAAGAAATGCTCAAGAATGCCAGAGGAATAAAACTGGTAGAAAAAATGAAAGAAGCTATTATTGACTCGGTAGAGGAATCTCAAAAGATGAAAAATGTTCTGGAAAGTTTTCCTCTTATTGCTATCAGAATATTCCCTGTACTTGTTAAAACAATTGAGGATGAGGTGAAAGCAGAAATAAAAAAGTCAGAAAGTTTGCAACAGAAATAGAAAATGACGGTCTTCTATTTATTGAAACATTGATAATGAAATACTTCCATAGAAAGCCATCCTCTTTTGAAGAGTTTAGAGAGCTGGGAGGTATGGCTCTCTTCCTTTACAAAAAAGAATTTCCACAGGTTGAAGAATGATATACAAAGCCAACTTTAAACTTATTATTGGAGACGAAGAGGAAACTCAAAATCTTTTGGAATTTAAAGTCTTCCAGTCCGCAAGATTCCATACTCAGCATTGTCAACTTAAAGTTTCCAAAATTGAAGCAAAATTAGATGACAGGGTAGAACTTTATCTTGGATACAAAGAACTTTATCCGGTCTTTAAAGGTTATGTTACAGATATTTCAAACAAGAGAATTATATTTATAAAAGCAAAAGATGAATATATAAAGCTGGTAAATGAAAGAATCACAAAATCCTTCAATAAAACTACTCCTAAAGAAATAATAAACTCTATCGTAAAGTACGAAGTAGCATTCACAGAAAAATCATTTATTCAGAAACATCATTTTCCTATATGGAATGAATCAATAGATACAGCACTGAGAAGAGTTCAAAAAACATGGAATCTTAAAAACTTTATCTGGTTTTTTGATATGGATGGGGTTCTTCATTTTCACGATATAAATGAAGATAAGTTTCATAAGGACTATAAAGCAGAAATAACAACTGATTTAATAAAATTAGCGATACCTAAAAAAGACCACATGGAACTTTACCTGACAAAACCTCTTTTTGATATATACCCTCTTCACATTGTAGATATACTTGCAAACAAATATCTTGTAGAAACAGTTATTCATACATATGAGGATAAAAAACTGACTACAACACTTTATCTGTCCAACCTGTCCTAACTTTTTCTATCTTCCCGTTCTATTTTTTTATCAAAACTCTTGAAAGGTGAGTAATGAGTAAGAACCTGAAACTTACGGCAAAAACTAATCAGAAATATAAGCTAAAGGAAACAGACGAATATATTGAAATTCCATTTGTGGCACTTTCCGAAAACACTGTATTTAGACCACTTATAAACTATGAACCAACAGATGCAACCTTTACCTCAGAAGCCGTAAATCTCACAGCTGAAAAACTAAAAGGTAAACCTCTCCTTGCTGATCATAGAGAAAGTGTATTTCACATTGTAGGTGTTGTTGCCAGTACTGAAGTAGTGAATGGTGAGCTGATAGCTTATGTAAGAATTCCTAAAGCAGAAGAAAAAATTGTCGCATTGGCAAAAATGAAACCTACTCCTATCAAAGAAGTTTCCATCGGTGGTTATATCACAAACTACACGGTAGATGAAGCTACAGGAGTAGTAACAATCAATGAATTTGAACCTATTGAACTTTCTCTGGTTTTAGCCGGAGCAGAGCCAAATAACAGAAGATTAGATGCAAAAAAATCTAAGGAGGATTTAGATATGCAAGAAGAAATCAAAAAACTACTTGCAAAAAACACAGAGCTTGAGTCCCAGCTAAAGTCAAAAGATGAGCAGATCCAAACTCTCAAAGCAAGTCTTGAGGAAAAGGAAAAAGAAATTCAAAAACTCCAGGCTGAAAAACAAGAAGCAGAGATTCAGGCATACAGAACAGAAAAACTCTCTGAAGTTCCAGACACAGTTAGAGATCTGCTTAAAGCAAGCCTTGAAGTAGCAAAAACAAAAGAGGAAATTGACAAGCTTACTGCTGCATTTAAAGAAAAACTTCCAAAAATGCAGGCTGGATTTACTATTCCAAATCCAAATGACAACACACAAACAGAAGATAATCCATTTATCAAGTATTAAGGAGGTCTTAGAAAATGCTTAAGTATGAAAGAGATGACAGGGTTTTAGTTAAAAACACAGGAACTTCTGATATAACTGCGAATTCTCTTGTGAAGATTGGAAATTGGGTTGGGGTTGCTTATACAGATATACCTGCAGGGCAGGAAGGAATAATTATGACAAGAGGTGTTTTTGAACTTCCTGTAGCAGATCCTACTGTTGCAATAGCATCAGGGGACTTGCTCCAATACGATGGAAATGGTGGTGTAAAACCTTACGATTCTGCTGATACCACTAACCCCAAAATAGGGAAAGCTTTCGCTGGCAAAGCAGCAGGTGAAACTAAAGTTTTAGTAACACTTATGCCAGAACTTTATTAAAGGAGGTTAAATAAAAAATGGGAATCATAGTAAATGGAGAAATACAGGCTGCAGTTATTCTTGCTGATAAAAAACTACAGGCAAAATTTATTGAATCTGTAGATAGCTATATGAAGGCTGGTCTTTATGGTCCTGATGGTCTTCCTATTCCAAGAGAGCAAGGTATAAAATACCTGCAGCAAAAACTTCAGGCTGCCACCCAATATCCACCAGAAGCAATGAAGCCACCCAAACCTGTTGTCGTTAAAGTTGATGAAGATGTGGTCCCAGAGTATGACGATAGATGGATGAGAATATTCAACACCATTCAGTCCACATCTGAATCTGAAACATACGAATCAGGAGAACAATCAATTACTTTTGAAGAATTGAAACCCGGTGCGAGAGTAAAGTTTACACACATGGCATCTGGAAAGACAGTTACAGTAAGAAATGTTACTTATGCTGCTGGAATAGCTCTTTTAAAGGTCTGGTTTGAAGATAATAAATGGTGGAAAATAGAGGATGCAACAAGAAAAGCGAAAGAACAGGCTGTGGTTGATAAAGCTGCTGCCATGTATGGTCTTATAAAGAAAACAAATTACGACACTGTAGCTTATGCAACATCCTGGATAAAAACACTTAACACTGCCTGGGCTAAACTCCTAAGAAAACTCAAAAAAGACAGCATCAGAAAACCTGTTGTTATAGCACCTGTTGAAGTAGCAGCAGAACTTATTCAGGCTAAAAAAGATTCCACTGTAGCAGGACAGAGAGGAGAAAGGCTTACTTTTGATTTTGACATAATAGATACAGTTCACTATGACCCTACAGGACCAGTTGACCTTGTAATTCCGAAAAAAGACCAGTACTACCAGCACAGACAGAGCCTGCAGGTAGATAGAGACTTTGACATAACATCTCAAGAAATACTTCTTGCTTATACAGAGAGATATAACGGTGTTGTCCTTTCTAATAAATACGGAATAAGAATTACTCTCTAATTCTGAGGGCTCCTGCCCTCTTCTTTGAGGTTTCCTATGGCTATTGATAAAACATCTCTTGTCCAGAAAGCATTAGTTAGACTTCCTTTTGCAGACCAGACCACAACTGAAACACTTGCAGATGAGTTTTTAAATGAGCCTTCAGAAAAGATAGCCCTTTATAAACTTGTTATTGAGCTGATAAAAATAGAAATCTCTGCTATTCAATCAGCTTCCATAGGAGACCTTAAAGTAGAGGGTAACAGCAGATTAGAAGCCTTAAAGACGCTTCTTGCAGATTATAAAGAGAAGCTAAAAAAAGAAACAGGCTCTACAGTGAAAATAGTTCCCCTTCCTGAAGAGGAACCAAAATGGGATTAAAACCAGACCTGTTTAGAAAAATATTTGACAGCCTTCCTTTTCCAAAGGTTCCTATAACTCTTTCCGACCAGAGTATAGTAAATGGCTATTTCACCTCAAAAATAACATCCACAAACACAGATGAATTTGGATTTTCAGAAGAATATGACGCCGTTACCTATCTTCCCTTTGATGCTGGCATTAATGCTGGAGATATAATCACAGTTCTAAATCAGCAGTATATAGCTATTAAGCTTGAAGACTACTATGTAGGAACTGAAAAGGTTGCAATCAAAACTTACCTGAAAGTGTATTATGGCTAACATACAAAATATAATCCAGAAGAAAGCAAAAGAAGCAAAGAAAAAATTACTAAGAAGCGGTAATCAATATGCCAGAGAGTATGTAAAACTTCTTGAAGAAGCTCAAAAAGAAATTTCACAAAAGCTCCTAAATCAGGAAGAAACACCATATCAAAACTGGAGACTGCAAAATCTGTTAAAAGAAATAGAAAAAGATATCCAGAACACTCTTGAAAAACCGTCCCAGCATTTAATGAAAAAAATTGCAGAAGAGAGTCTGCAGGAAGTTTCACAGAGTTTAAAAGAAGCATTTCAAGAAATAGTAGAAAAGGCAGAAGAAAAAGATATACCCCAGATAAAAGAAACATTTAAGGAAGTTTTCAAACAATCAGTCAAGGATCTGCAGATAAAAGAAAGCTTTTTCTTAGTTCCAAAAGAGGCAGTTAGTTTTTTGACAGCCTATTCAATGGTTTTTTCTGATAATCTTTCTAAAGACCTAATCAATAAGATAAAAAAACAGGTATCTTTTGGCATGCTTCAGGGAGAGTCTGTTTATAAAATCGCAAGAAGGATTGCCAAAACACCACTTCCTTCAAATGAAGTATTCAGAGATGTTTACGATAGAGCTTTAATAATTGCAAGAACAGAAACAGCAAGAGCCTACACTCATGGATCTTTGCATTACTACAAAAAAATGGGAATAAACAAAGTTAAGTGGCTATGTGGTAAAACCCCCTGCCCTAAATGTCAAGCGCGATGTGGGATTATATACGAAGCTGATGTAGGAGGAGATATACCACTACACCCAAACTGCACATGTGCAATATCTCCAGCCCAGATAGGGAAAAAACCTATTGTTTCAGAAAAAGAGATACAGTTTTCAAAAGAGAAGAAAAGGCATATCAAAAACACAAGGAAAATTTTGAAAGATGTGAGGAAGGATAAAATTCCAAGCTGGGTAAAAAAGCAAACCGAAGAAGAAAAATTAGAAAAACACATTCCAAATCTTTTTGGAGTATCATGGAAAAATTTAAGAGAAGACAGAAAAGCTTACTACAAAGAAAAGTTTGATAAAGTTCTAAAAGAAACTTTAGAAAATCCAAATCGTGTTTACTATCTTGATGATGTTGGAAATAAAGATACAGGGAAGTATATGTTCACAAAATATAAAACTGGAACTATAGCTATAATAGATAAAGATACACTGAAAATTAGAACATTTTTCAAAGTTGACAAGGAAAAAGGTAGCACCAATAAAGAAAGAGTTGTAAATTATATACAGCAGTTAAAAATACGTTTAGAAAAACACAAAGGAAATAAAACTTTTATGGAACTTGGTGATGGTGAAGGTAAAAGATAAAGAAGTAAAGCAGATTAAAGATGCTTTAGAGTTTATTTATAAGCAGGATATAGATATTGACGAATTTGTTGGAGTAGATATTTATGATATGGAAAGAGCTTTAAGAACTGGAGATACTGAATTAGAAAACTTTGTTGAGAAAATCCTTCAAAAGCATAAAGAAACAATAACAGAACCAGGAGTCTATGAGTTTATACTCGGATTCGCAGAAGATAATGCACCTTTACTTTATGAAAAACTTAAGGATATCTGAGGACATATCTTCAGGTTTAATCGGCTCATTTATAATTTGTCTCACATATATTCCTTCAGGATGTATTCTTCCATATTCATTAATAACATAAGAAACTATTGAATCCATAAACATTGTTATAGCAATATCTTTTGAAAAAACCCTTTCTAATTCAAATTCAGGTAAAAATCGCTCAATGTATTTTATTTCCCCTCTATCATCCATAAATTTAACGCTTACTCTAAATCCTTTATATCTAACCACATTAATTTCCAAAAAAACTTCCAGATGTTTCCATCCATGTTTTTCGTAAAAACTTCTTAACTGTTCTTTAATGTAATCTTTTATGTATTTTTTATCATAAATATTCATTAACTATACCTCTTTTACAGTTTATTTTAAATATAAACTAATAGACATTCCTTGTCCAACCTGTCCTAACAATTCTTTTACACCAGAATTAATCTTTTATCAAAGTATTTTCCAAAAGGTGAACTATGGGATTTTTTGATATATTTAAGACTCCATTAAGAAAAGTACCAGCTCTGATTGATTCTCTTTGGAGTAAAATAGCTGAAGATGATTACTCCCAGCTTGACCCTGAAAAACTAAAACAGTATTACAGAGAAGAGTTTTTTGTAAAAGCTATAACAAATATATCAGCATCTTTCATTTTTGCAGATGGTTTTTCTATAAAATGTGAAGATCCAGAGGCTCAAAGTATTCTCCAAAAAATCTGGAACAACAACCTGGAAGAGGTTCAATCTGCTGGTAGAGATGCTTCACTTTTTGGAAATGCTTACCTGTTTATAGGATACAAGAACGGTATTGATATAATGACTGTCTTCCCCGGTAAAGTTTCCATAATCCCAAATCCTGAAGACATAAGAGACTACAGAGAAGCTCTTATTACCCATATAATCAACCCAGACTTACAAGGCGTTAGCCAGACAAAAATTACAACAAGATTAACCTCTGCATCTATAGAAACATACAAAGATGATAGATTAGTAAAAAGAGTAGAAAACAAGTTAAAAGAAATTCCTCTTATCCATATTGCCTATGATAGATTTGCAGGGGAATTATATGGAACTGGGGATATAACAGAAGCCACCATAAAAGCCATCAAGGCTTACAGCGATACAATAGAAGCTGCAAGAAAAAACCTTAAATATCACGGAACACCAACCCCAGTTATCATCACAAGAGATACAGAAGCAGCTGAAAAACAGATAAAAAACTGGGATATGAATAAAGCATTACTTCTTCCCGAAGATAGTGAAGCTAAATTCTTAGAAAGTTCCAGACCATTCGGAGAATTAAAAGACTTCCTTGAAATACTTTTCTATAACATTGTCATATTATCTGAAACCCCAGAGTTCCTTTTAGGAGCTCATACTCCTTCCTCTCTTGCTTCAGTAAAAGAACAAATGCACCCAATAATCAGAAAAACAAAAAGAAGACAGCTTATATGGAAACAGGCTCTTCAGGATGCAAACAGGATTATACTTAAGCTTTTAGAGTTGCATGAAGGCTATAAATTCAATACCTACGAAACAGAAGTGGAATTCCCTGAGCCTTACAAAAAAGACCTTAAAGATGTAGTTGATAGTATTTCAAAACTTGTAGCAGCAGGAATAATTAACGAGCAGCAAGCTAAAGCAATTATTGAGGATTATCTACCACAACTGGTTGAAAGTGAAGCAGAAGACACAGATTACAATCCGGAGAATAACTGGCAAGAGGAAAATGCATAATGGCAGGGACTTTTGGTTTTGAAAGGTTTCACAAAGCATTAGAAAAAAAGGTAAAAGAATTCAAAGAAAAGGAAAGAAGATTTCTGAAAGAAGTGGCAGCAAGAGCGGAAAAGTATGCAAAAGAAGAGGTTCCCGTTGATACAGGACACCTAAGAAGAAGTATAAAAGTAGAAATAGGAGATAACTGGTCTGCAGTTGGAACTAATGTAGAATATGGACCTGCACAGGAACATGGAGCAACTATAAAACCTATAAATGCAAAATTCCTTGCTATTCCAGTGAACAAAAAAATAAAAAAGCAAACTGAAAAGTATGGTTCTCCAAGGGCTTTTATAGATGTACTTAAAAAGCAAGGTTTTAACATATTCATTAAAAATAATGTTCTGATGGCATCAAAGAAAAAACAAGTTATTCCATTATTTGTCCTGAAAAAGCAGACAAAAATAGAAGGGAAACATTTCCTCCAAAAAGCAAAGATTAAAGTTATTGGAGAAATCTTAGAAATAATTCGAGGATTATGATGTTTGGAGCTGATGATATATTCAGGGTCGGAGTAATCTTTGAGGTAATAGATAAGATATCTGAGCCTCTAAAACATATAGAAAAAGTTTCTGAGGAAGTCCAGAAATCTCTGGACAGTTTATACAAAACTTCAAGCAAGCTTGCAAATATTGGTAAGGATCTGGCTATCTTAGGTGGAAGTATTACAGCAGCTTTTGCCCTGCCCGTTGCCTCAGCTATTCAGCTTGAAAAACAGGTTTATGAATTCAATAAAGTTGTAGGAGCTTCAGAAGAACAGCTTTCCAAATATACAGAAGCTTTCATAAAAATGTCTTCTCAAATTCCAATAGCAACAGACGAGATATTTGCTTTATCTGCTTCACTCTCCCAGATGGGAATTCCCAAAGAACAGCTTATAGAATTTACAGAAATGGTATCAAAGGCTGCTTTTGCATTTGATATGCTTCCAGAAGAAGCAGGAAAAGCATTTGGAGAAATAAAAAATGCATTTGCTATTCCAACAATCCAGGCTTTGCAGGAAGTTGGTGATACAGTTAATTACCTGTCAAACACAATGGGAGCAGCTGCCAAAGATATTATTGATATCTTGAAAAGAGTTGGTGCTACAGCAAAAGCATTCGGGATAGAAGCAAAATATGCAGCAGTATTTGGAGCTGTTATTAAAGAAGCAGGTATTTCTTCAGAAGAAACAGCAACCTCATTCAGAACACTTTTAACCAGAACCCAAGCAATGGATAAAGGATTCTTAAATGTCCTGTCTGCTATTGGAATGACTAAAGATGAATTTATGAAATTAAAACAACAGAATCCTTCAGAGGCTCTTATTAAAGTCTTAGATGCAGTAAAAAGACTGGACTCAACAAAACAAACACAGCTTTTAAAAGATTGGGTTGGTCTGGAACATGTTGGTAAGATACAAATCCTTGTGAATAATCTTGATAGACTAAAAGAGAAAATAAAAGAGGTTCAAGATGGGGCTCAAGCAGGTTCTATGCAACAAGAATTTGAAGCATTAACAAAATCTACAGCTGCACAGCTCCAGCTACTTTGGAATAACATAAAAAACATAGCATCTTTAATAGGATCTGTATTCTTACCACCACTCAATATGATGATACAGGCTTTCAGTGCTATTCTTTCACCAATAGCTACATTCATAAATCACCATAAAACATTAGCTTCTGTCATTCTCTTACCAATAGGAGCATTCGGGATTCTAACACTGGTTATAGGTGGACTTCTTGGGACAATCGGTTTACTTGGAATGGGGATAACAAAAGGGATTTTAAGTTTTGTAAATCTAAAATCAGAAATTATAGAGCTTAGCAATATAGTCAAAAAAGAATTAATTCCTTCTCTTAATGTTGCTATCGCTAAACTTAATCTATCTTCTGGAGTATCTACATTTTCAAAAGCCGCTTTTATGGCACTAACAAATAGTATTAAAACATCAGTAATTGCTTTAAGAAGTTTAACAATGGCTGCTATTAGCTTTGTTTTTACTCCAGTAGGTGCGGTTCTGACAGGAATAGCTATAGCAGGTTATCTTGTTTATAAAAACTGGGATAAAGTTAAAGGACTGTTTAAAGCAATCTATAATTTCCTTTACCTTGACAGAATAAAAGCCTTCTGGATGGGTTTTAAAGAAGGCTTTAGTGATATTTCAAATGCTATAAAACCTTTAAAAGATGCTTTTTCAAATTTAGCCAGAGCACTTGAACCGGTTTTTCAAGCAATAGCAAAAGTTTTTGGATTTAAATATAACCCCGATAACAGTGCATTTATAATCTTTGCGAGAATGGGAATACTTGCAGGAAAAACTCTTGTATCTGTTATTTCTATAATAGCCGAGTTCATTGCAGGTTTGATAAATCTAATCACAGAAGCTATTAAATTTGGAAGCAAACTTATATATACAGTTATACATCCCTTTGAAACAATAAAAGAATTTCTAAAAAACTTTAACTTATTTGACATAGGCAGAAGTATAATTGAAGGACTTTTAAATGGAATAAAATCTATGATTTCAAAACCAGTAGAAGCAGTAAAAAACATTGGTAAAAACATTGTAGGTGGAATAAAAGAGTTTTTAGGCATAAAGTCTCCCTCTAAAGTATTTATGGAAATAGGATTATTCGCCCTGGAAGGACTAAAAGTTGGTATCCTTGGAAAAGAAAATGAAATTCTAAAATTGATGTCCGGTTTAGCTGATAATTTATCAAACCCGTTCAAAGAGAGCAAAAACAATTTCACTGAAGTTCCTATCTATCCTGTTCAAAACACAAAGAAAACCGAAAAAAAATCTACAACTGTGGTAATTAAACAAATTATTATCAATACGCAGGCAACAAACTCAAAAGAAATTGCTCAGGAACTTCCAAAAGAATTAGAAAAATTAGATTGGAGTTTAATCGCTGAAAATATATAA